GAAAACCCTTTGCACGGATGCTCCCTTGCTGTATAAGGGCGCCTTCCCAAGCGCGGGTACGCGCATCGATGGTCGGCGGAGTGTAGCTCAGCCTGGTAGAGCACTAGCTTCGGGAGTTAGGGGCCGGGAGTTCGAATCTCCCCACTCCGACCATTGTTTTTGTTGTGTCAATTAACCCTCTTTAGTCAAAAGTTTGTCCATAGCTGCCTGAGCGAGACGTTTCTGATTTGCTCCTTTTCCATAGTGATTGATCATCTCCAAGGTCGTATGGCCGGTGATGGCCATAACTTCTTGAGGTGTGCAACCAGCTTCGAACAATGCGGAAACCGCATTCTTTCTCAGCCCATGGAAAGGATTTCCGAAGACCCCCACTCTCTTTTGTTCACGTTCCCAGACCATGCCGAAGCCATCTGGTGTGTAAGGCTTGCCATCTAATCTACACACTATATGTCGATTCAGTTGGCCAACACAGCGTAAGTTGACCAACTCAGCCTCCAGGAGTGGGTGGACAGGAATCGAAAGAGATACCCCTGTCTTTTGTTGTCTGACGCTGACTATGCCCTTTGAGATGTCCCTCCACTTCATACCTAGAACGTCAGCCCTTCTCTGACCTGTGTATAGGGCAAGGTGAAAAGCGATGCGTGGGCTTCCCTTGGCTTCTGCCTTGAAAAGGTTCAGAGCCTCATCCGACCATTGCTTCCAACCATCAGAGTTCACCTTGATGGACTTGCAGCCCCTGATCGGGTTGATCTCCATCAGCTCCCTCTCCACGGCGAAGTTGAGGAGAGTGTTGAGGATACGAAGCCGAGCGTTGGCCTTGACAGGCGTCTTGAGCAGACTGTCCCTGTGGTTCAACAACAGCTTCCTCGTAAGCTCGGAGACTGACTTGTCTCCGAAGTCCTCCACCGCTTGGTTTAGGTGCCACTGGTACTGCCACTGGGTGCTTGGCCTCAACCACTCATAGGCGTTGGATCGAAGGTAGGTGTCTACGAGTTCACCGAACGTAACCTTCGACTGTCCTTTCGGAGAAGTCTCGAAGGACAAGTGAGCCTTGACATAGTCTCCTGCGAGGTCCTCTGCACTGAGTGGAATATTCTTTCCATCACGACGATAATAATACCTCGTGATGTGATACCTATCCTGGAAGGTATTCAGATATGGTAGGTTAATTTTGCCCATGCCCTTTCACCTCCGAGATTTTCTGTCGGAGTGTACTGTGAAACCTAACCTAAATAGTGGTGGTTAGTCTCACTGTCCACTGAATTGTTACAGAGTTGTTACTACTCTTATTCTAAAAGAGTAGATTTTGCGGCCAGCTTGTTTTCTGGCTCAACAGATTGTTATTCTGTGCATAAGGTATTGACTTAAGGTCTAAGGTCTAAGGTCTAAGGGTGCCGTTGTAGTCGCTCGACTCCTTACAGAATCACCGAGTATTGTTCATCAAGGTCAGAAGCGTTCATCACCCTTGCGGTCTCTCAAAAAATGTTTATAGTTGCCTTCGTCGGGCCTTGGCCCGTTGGATCGAAACAATAGACTTAAGGGTTTTGCGCCAATTCGTCGCAAGCAGTCGCACCGAAAGGGGCGTGGATCGAAACAAGCTTTGTCATGGCTTCGGTGTCCAGCTTAATGCTGGACACTACCTTCTCGCAAATCTACTGCCCGATTATTCTTGGCATCCCAAACAAATCCGTTTTCCAGGGACTCACGCGCAGCGATGGCTTTTGATGCACCACAAGCGTCCCATAGCCGGTCGATTATGACCGCGATTTGTTTGGAGGACAGAGCTTTGCGGACATCAGCCGGGATGTAGTCCAGCATGTTGTAAAAGCTGTTGGAGTTGCCGCCGATTTTGGAAATCTTGGCTGCGCGGATGACTTTGATGGACATTTCTTTTCTCCGAGTCTAAGGCATCAATTCATCGCCCAAGTGAATTTCCGGCACAACGCTATTCGCGTATTCGATTCCGCCCTCTTTCCAAGCCTCGTGGTAATCTCTCATTTTGAGCTTGCCAGCCTCGCGGGAAACTGGGCCGTTGAACCCAAAGCGAGCGTCACAGCCTTTCAAGCTCAAACCGGCCTTGTATCGGGTGTGGTTGATCACAATCCCCGCCATGCGGCCCGATACGGTTTCGATGCTCTCGGTTGTCGGAACGTTGACAGTCGGGGTGCCCTCGCCGATCTTGGCAAAAACACGGCCTGCGTTTTCAAGTTGGAAGAATGCTTTCGAAATTCGTGCTACGATCATTTATGCCTCCTCATCCTCGCCTGCGAACATCACAGAGGCCAGGATAGCTATGCCGTCCTCGTATTGATAGTCTGTGATTTCCAGGACTTCAACGACGGCTGTCAAACACGTCTTCTTCAGGTCGGCCTTCTCCTTTCGCAATTTCCTGACTTCTTGGACTAAGGCAATGGCAGCCAGATGCACAGGATGCCCGGCCCTTGCTTGAGCTAAGATGCCGTCCAGAGCTAAGTCTGTAAGATTTTCGGTCAACATTCCACCTCCTCAATCAATGCCTCAATCGCTTCGATAATTGAAATCCGTTGTGCACTGGGCGGGTGCTCTTGAACGGCCTTCAATGCTTTGCTCAAGCCTTCCCTCTCGCCATTCCTGAACGCCTCTAACGCTGCCTTGCGGGCAAGTTCTACAGCCTCGACAAAGTTGATCATCACTCCACCCTTTCAAGCAAGCCCTCGACAAGTCCAAACGCAGCCAATAGACCTGTTTCGTATCCCCAAGAGAACAGCTTGTCTGCATCCGGCGATTTCGGCGCAGACGCCAAGGCGGCGAGTGCCTTTCGGATTCCGAGTTGCTCGGCCTGCTGCAAGGCACCTTCTAATGTTTCATCTGGCATCGTGACCATTTTCATTCCACCCTTTCAAATTCAAAGGTTCCTCCATCCGAAAGACTGATTAGAGAATATTCATTTCCATTTGCAGTCGGACGATGCCCGATCAACCAGACCTCGGCTTGACCGGGTTTTCCGATCCGGCGTCCCGGCTTAATGTCATCAGCTTCCCATTTGACTTGCATAATCCGCTCCTTTAGTGTAACAACCAGTCGAGGAGGATAATTAGAACCTCCTGACTGCAAGGTTTACCGTTTTCAATTCGAGACAACGTGGCAGGTGATAAGCCAAGAATCGTGGCGGCTTCTCGAACTCCTATGCGTTGGTTGTCACGCCATCCCTTGATTACTTCTCCGAGCCGCACGATCCGCTCCTTATAGTGCTTCAACGGCGGTCGGCGACGTCTGCATGAATTTTGTGAGCTGTCGCGCCTTGTGGTTCTGACCTTCTGCGATAGCATCGGCGGAAATGATCCCGGCCTTGATAGCCCGGTTGACCACTTCCATGAAGTCACCGATCTCTAGGCCGATCCGGTAGGCGTTGTTGTGCAGATGCCCCGGCTGTACTTCGTCCAGGCCGAAACGAAGGGCCTTGCACACCCGCTGGCCGACCTCGTGCGCCTCCTCATTGAGGATGGTTAGCACCTCGCGGGTGTAGCCTTCGGGAGGCGGGCAGGGAGAGATAAAGCGGTCACTCATGTTTAAGGTCCTCCTTTGTTACTGACACATCGCCATTGTGCGAACACAAGCCCGACATGTCATATCTGTTAAGACTGTACTTAACATTCCCAAGATGTTACCCGCTCCTGGTCGAGAACCTTCGACCAATAACTATCACTTGTGTCGTAGCATTCCCATTCATGAAGCTCATATTTCAAATCAGTCGGCACGATGGCGAATCCTTCGGATTCAAGAGCGGCCAAGATCGCCAGGACAACATCTTTGCTTGGATACTTCGTGGTGTATAGCCCACGCCTTTCTACTTGCTCCATCAGGTTCATAATTTCACTCCAAAACAACAAGTTGACTCATCATGAAAAACAACGGCTCCCGGAAGGATAGCCAACATCTTTGGCATCACGGGGACTGTCTCGTTCAGCAGGACAATTAACGCTCGTTCGGCTTCAAGTTCGCTTTCGGCAAACACGGTGCCAAAGAGGAATTCGTTGAGTCCTGGATACTGGCACTTGGCGACCCAATTGCGTTTCATTTCGGCGTCCAGTTCGGATGGCTATCCATAAAAACGCAGTTGTGGCGAGGAAGCAGCTCACCGGGCAACGCAGATGCGTGCTGGCAATCAGAGCAATCACGAGACGGCTTAGGTGTGTTGCCCCCGCCGCCGCCCCAGGCATTTGTCGCAGGCGCAGTGATCGTAAAGCCCCGGACCAAGGACGACCCCTCACCATCGCGGCGGGCGTGCTCCCACATGTCCTGTAGTTCGGCGCAGGTGCTTTTGTAGTCGTCAAGGCGGCGCTGTAGCTCGTCCTTCGTCGCAATCAGAGCGGCGCACAGGGCGCGGAGGTTGGTGATTTCGGCAATGGCTTCCCCTCGCGTCGAGTTCCGCCAGTGAAGGTCATAAGAGGTCAGTTTATCGATGATATCCATTATTTTGCCTCCGCAAACATCTTCTTCGCCAAAGCAATCGCGGCCTTGTAATGGACTCCGTGCTCTGTCCCGGAGTGGGTTTCTTTGACCGCTTTTGCAAAAACGGTGATTGAGTCAAAGAAGCATCCAGCACGAACGAAGATACCCTTCTCCGTCTTGAAAAACAGGACGTAATCGTTGCGGGAGCCTATCGGCCCCGCTTGAAAGAAGCAACGGCCACTAACGAGCTTACCCACCTTCTCGCCCAAGGTCGCGCCGCCCAAGGTCGCGCTGCCCAAGTTCGCGCTGCGCAAGTTCGCGCCGCCCAAGTCCGCGCAGCTCAAGGTCGCGCTGCGCAAGTTCGCGCCGCCCAAGTTCGCGCAGATCAAGTTCGCGCTGCCCAAGTTCGCGCTGCGCAAGTTCGCGCCGCCCAAGTCCGCGCAGATCAAGTTCGCGCTGCGCAAGTTCGCGCCGCGCAAGTTCGCGCTGCGCAAGTTCGCGCCGCCCAAGTTCGCGCTGCGCAAGTCCGCGCTGCCCAAGTTCGCGCTGCGCAAGTTCGCGCTGCGCAAGTTCGCGCCGCCCAAGTTTGCGCAGATCAAGTTCGCGCTGCCCAAGTTCGCGCTGCGCAAGTTCGCGCCGCCCAAGTCCGCGCAGATCAAGTCCGCGCTGCGCAAGTCCGCGCTGCCCAAGTTCGCGCTGCGCAAGTCCGCGCTGCCCAAGTTCGCGCTGCTCAAGTTCGCGCTGCCCAAGTTCGCGCTGCGCAAGTCCGCGCCGTACAAGTTCGCGCCGCCCAAGTTCGCGCTGCGCAAGTCCGCGCTGCCCAAGTTCGCTCGCTCGCCACCGCTTTCGGAGCGCAGCCATTTGAGGTGTTTCTCAAGTATCTCCGGTAAATTCTGCGTTGTAATTGTCATTTGCTCATTCCTTGAAGATGAAGATTGCTTTCCTCGAACCATTGGAGTCCTTACCCACATCGAGCTTCGTGATCCCTTTAGGTATCGGCTCAGGTTTCCAGCCGTTCTTCTTTGCCTGACCTCTTGAGTCGAAGTGTCTTGCTTGGACGAGGAGGTCGATCATGTCCCACTGCGGGTCGATGAGGATCGGCTTGCGGCAGACCGACAGAGCGCCTTGATCGAACTGCTCTGTCGGACCTGTCGTGAAGAAGTGGATCGTGCGGTTCACGACATGTCCATGGGGTTTCGGAAACCCAGAAACGTCGGGAACCGAGGCTTGTCCTTGGACCCAGTGGGGGAGTAGCGGTACTTGACGATCCTTCCAACAGGTGAGTCACCTTCAATCCACAGCTTCCTGCGAAGGGCATCGTCGAACCCCGAGCCGATTTCGAACTCAACCCCGGTGATGATGTCTCGGACGGACAAGGCACCCAAGGTGTTCTTGCCTATCATGTTCTCCTTGTGGGAGCTGCGTTCAGTGTGGCCCAAGGCGTTGACCTTGGCTTCGTTGGCGTTGTGCATCTGCTCGATCAAGCCGGTGATGACGGCTTCCCCGTCGCAGAACCGCTTCAGCTTCAGCAGCCCACCTTCCTTCAAGGTCGAGCGTCCAAATTTGTAAAGTCCATGAGGATCGCGGACCATCAGTCCCTCGAAGCCTTGTTCGAGATATTGTTCTTCGTAATGGGTCAGGAGTTGTGAAGTGCCGACGTGGGCGTGAGGAACCTTGATGATACTGGGGTGGCTCCCAACCTTGAAATTCCTCAAATCCAGTCGGGTGTTGAAGGCGTCGGGACCGTAGCAGTCGAAGACGTGGAAGTAGATTTCGTCTGCGACCTTGTCTGCCGACATCACAAACGAAGTGGTATCACGGAAACAGGTGGGTGAGCAGGGATCACCCAAGATCAGTTCACCGTCCAGACCGTTGAGGTGATCACGGCCAAACAGCTTCTGAACCCACTGGTTCGGGATCGGCTTAAGCGATCTGGACAACACCACACCGTTCTGGATGATGGCTCGGATGCCGTCCAGTTTGGGGGAGACGTAGACGGGGTATCTGAGGTTTGTGATATCATCGATGGTTGCTGCAAGCATGGGTTTCTTGATCATTGGTAACTCTCCTCGAGGCAGCGGATACGTTCATTGGCCAGTTTTAATTCTCTGGTGAGCTGGGCCACTTGGGTGGATAGATCAATGGGGTCGAACTCGACCTTGGCGACGACCTCGGCCCTGCTGAAGGTGAAGTCGTCTTCCCAGAGGGAAGAAGTTTCGATAGGGTTTTCGTTGACGAATTGCTGGAGACCGGTCTCCAGTTCCTTGATCTGGGAGGTCTTGAGGGAGCCTCCGCAGTCAAACAGTTTGACTGCTAGGTTGAAGTGGATAACATGGTCGGTCATTTCAACATTCCTCCAACTGTACGTTTGACTTGTGCGATCCAATTTTTGATCCCACGGTGATCTCCAGGCGTTCCCGCCAGGGTTAACTTCCTTTGGGTCCCGGAGAAGGAAAGTACCATCTTTGGGTGCTTTCCTCCGTGTTCGATGTCGAAGCTGATGCCGTTCTTGTTCAGGTATTCCTGAACGGCGTTGACACGTTCTCGTGTCGCTGATGTGGTGGCCATTTCAATGTTCCAGGAACGTGATCTTGAGGGACGAGCCCCAGCACAAAGCACAGGTGCCGCAATTGGCTGTCTTCTCGGTTTGCTCGGGACACAAGACACCCGTGGCGTCGGCGTCGGCGGGGTCGGTGACGACCTCGGTTTCGCACCCACTCAATCGGATCATGAACCTCGGATGGAAAGTGTGCTTGAGAGCGGCGATGTACCCGCCGATATGGGTTGACGGCTGCCAAGCCGTGTAGCCGAAGATCCTCATCTGAGGGTGTTGGAGGAGCATGTTCTCCCAGAACTTCACGTACTCAACGGAGGCGAAGTCCCCCAGGATGTGAAGGCGGACGACAAATCCGAACTTGTATCGCCTGGAGAGAAGGTCCAATTGGGCACGGAGCGATTGGAATAGAGCATCGTCAACGATGTACCGCTTGGCGAAGGGCATGTTGTCGCCATAGCAGTTGTCCCATTGCTTGCAGCTATGCGGGCAAGTTGCTCTTTCTTCAAGCGTCAACGAGAAGATAGGCATCCCAGCCCATTTTCCCTTCATGACCCAATTGCCGATCTTGGAATTGTAGGACCCAGGTTTGAGCGGTCGATGATCCGCAGGGATCACATGATTTAGAAAGCGAGTGCGCGAACGCACTCCTTTGGGGGAGAGCATATTCATTTTCATACCTTTGATTTTAGGGGGTGGTCTTGTGATCCGTGAGTCTCAGTTGTTCAACTGAGAGCCTGGGTCGGGGTAGCCGAATTTCTCAGCAATGGCGCGGTCTTCGGCGATGTACTTGTCTCTGCAAGACTGAGGGATTAGGGGGCCAAGCATGTAGCCGCCGTAATCGTCTTCCATGCAGCGGGCTTGAGGGGTGATCATGAGCTTGTCTCGGTTCAGGAGGTTGTAACCCCTGTGAACCAAGCAGATGGCCCTCAACCTTGACTTCTTGTACTCACTGAGTGCGATGCCTTGCATGATGCCCGAGGGAAGGGTCATGGGGTTCATCCCAAGGATCAAGCCTCCGACTACCGACGTAGCGGAGGATTGCGTCATCTCACCAGTTTGAGAGACACCCATGTCGGCAAGCGCGTGGCACTCAATCAAGTCCCGTTGGTACTCTTGTGGATCTCGGATGGTCTTGAGGTCCACAAGAGGGGCAACAGCACAAGCTGATAGGGTCAGGGTCAAGGTCAGAGGCAGGAGAGTGAGAACCCGCTTCATAATTTGTGCTCGCCGATGATTGAAGCGCCTCGACCTTGAAGACACTTGGTCTCGGCTTCATGATCGAGGTCGTACTTGTTCTTCAACCACTCACATTCCATCCAGTCCTCTTGGAACAACTGAGGGTTCTTGGTTGCCTTCAGGTCAACGATGGGTTCGTACTTGGCGCATCCAGCGAACAGCAGCAGGCTAGACAGCAGTAGTAAGGACTTTCTCATAACTGAACCCTCCGGTCTTGACCAATTTGTGGAACGTCGATCCAACGGACTCAGCCGTCATGAGTTGAGTGTAGATCGAAGCAGATACTTTGGCATAGTCATAAACTCCCGTGTTGTGAAAACGGATACGCAAGGTTTGCGTTTCCTCATCGTAACCGATGGAGTGGATGTTCGTGGATTCAACGAGTTTCAGTTCCATTTTGGACCTCCTTGGTCTCTTCGGGGTGGGTGATGACGAAGCCGTTGATGCCTAGATCGGGAAAGAGAAGCTTCCCCGACAAAGGATCATTGGCGTTCATCCTGTCGAACAATCTGTTTATTCTGGAGATCGCCGCTTGTTTGGTTCGAGCGGCGACGGCAAAGTCGATCACACCGTAGGCGCGGATAGTGAAAGTAGGCATTCTGCCCTCCTTTGATTGGATGATCAGTTGTTGGGAAAGAAGGCTCGGAGCCTGGAGAGGAAGCCGACCTTGTGTGGGACAAAGGGCTGGTCGTCGTCTTCGTACACAGCGTTCTCTTCGAACTCCGGGATGTACTCCTCCAACATCTCATCGACGACTTGATAGGCGCAGACCCTCATCTTCGTGTTGCCGTAGTCTTTGGGGACCGACACCACATCACGAGGGTTGACCTTGCAGATCATCATCCGAGCACCGCTGAAGTTCTTGAGATACTCCTTCGAGCAGACATGCAGACCATGTGAGCACACCTGATTGCGGTCACTGTCAACATCATCCCGGCACATTGAGATGAAACGCCCGACGCTGTTGTCGATGCTCTTGGAGTGGCAATCCTTGTAGTCTCCACGGACCCGCTTATAGGCCAGGAAGTGGCCGTCCGTGGTGATCGGCAGGCTGCTGCGTTCGAGGAAGCCGTACAGCTCATCACGAGAGTCTTCGGAGGGGTTGGCGAAGAGGTTTTCAACGAACCTCGCCAAAGGTTGGTAATCCTGGTTGGTGTCCAGCATTTGGAGGAGCTTCTCGATCACATAGCTGCTGGCGACAGGGCGGTCGTTGTAGTGGAGCACCCTGTTCTTGAAGATCAGGTTGCCGACGTTCAATTTCTGAATGACCTCGGGGACGCTGACCAATTCGGGGATGATGTCCCACTCCTTGTCCCGAGCGGCCTGACAGGCTCTCTCGAAATTGGTATGGGAATGACTGAAGACATAAGTCTTGCCGTCAATGAAAATAGATGCCCCTTTGGCGGACATCATGAAAGAAGTTTTGCTTGCCATAGTAATGTTCCTTTCTTAGAGAGAGTCTACACCATTGATATACTGTATCCAATGGGCGGATGCGTTAAAAGACCTTGCCTCAGACATTAGAGGATAGGTTTCGAGTACCAAGTCTTGAAGTTCTTCAATATTGGTTTTGATTGGCTTCTTGGGAGCAGGAATACTGGTTTCAAGAAGGGCGAGGAGAATGTCGATATTCTCTGTCGGAGTGAGAATGTTCTTCAGGCGATTACGTTCCTTGAGGTAACGACCGAAAGGCTTATTCGGCTTCAGAGGCAACGATTGGCTCTGAAGGAAGAAATCGACGAACCTGTCAACTGCTGTGGACTGCTGCGAAAGAATGCCCCTGAGTTGCTTGTTGATCGAATACACAGGGTTCTTCAGAAGCTGTGTCAGGTGAGCTTCAAGAGCGTGATGGACTTGCTTCCAATTCGGATCGTTGACGACCTTGGATGCTTGAGCCTTTGTGACGAAGACTAGGGTCTTTCCAAAATGCCTTTGACAGGCATTATTCAAAGTCTCCGGGTGACCTACATAATGCTTCCAATTCTCGGGAGCCTGTGGGTCATTATTCGAGGTGAGGACGTAATACCCTCCAGCCTGGAGGTCCACATCGACCTCGGTAAGCCTGCCGTAGGAATAGATCTTGAACTTCACAGGAGGTTTCCTCGGGGAAGAGGAAGATGAGGAGGCTCGGGGAGCCCTGGGAGGCTTGGGAGGAAGAGGAAGCGTTTCCGCGCTGATGGTCATCTCAATCGGCGGATAACCCAATTGATCCAGAGCAACCTGGAAATCCGTGGAGGTTCCCTTGATCAACAGAATGTCTGAATACTTGGACCCCAAACCATTGTGCTTCAGACGCCGCCAAAATTCGGTCGAGGACCAGTAGAGGTCATCCGGCAAGAGGAAGATCTTGGTCTTTTCGAGACTGACATAGGAGTCCCTCGACCAATGAAGTTTGGGCGAAGTCACACGACTTGGGTCCTTTCCGTAGATTCGGACACATGAAATGCCTTCCACGTTGGGTTGCTGTTTGACTGACTCGTCATTCCAAGTGATCGGCGAATTGGACAGGACACTCTTGATGTCCTCGGGAATATCCCGCTTGTACATCAACTTGGCTTCCCACAACGTGGGAGCAGTCTTGATCTTGTCCTGAACGGTCTGGCGTAGGGTCGCCTGAACAAGGCTCAACTTGGTCAGGATGTTCTTGATTGTCTCAGGCTTGTACGAGACTGCCTCACGGTTCAGCGTCGGAGAGATTTCGCCGATGCTGAGGTAGATATCAATGGGGGAATTGACAATTCCGTAAAGGGGACTGTCATACGGGAGTCCCAGAGCGGAGGCATCCAAGCTGTAGGCAATGTTGCCGACAATGGCGTTGCCTCGGCCCCCTGTGTTGCCTCGGCGAAGGCAGAAGATCTCCGTCGAGATGACGGTCTCGGGCTTGGCCAGTTCAACATTGGTCTCAGGCTGTGGATTGAACCTCCAGCAGACTTGCTTGATCTCGTTGTTGAACTTGTAAAAATCCTTCTCCTCAATCGGGATCGAGACCTTCAAACCATCGGGTTCGTCGGTGATGAAGTCGCCCATATGGGTGATCAGCGGGACTTCCTGGGGAGACGAGGAGTTGGGGTCTTGACCTCGGTAGATCACGTAGGAGCTGACGATGCCGTTCTGGTAGGACTCGACAGCGAATTGGGAGGTATAAGCAAACGGCGTCTTACAACCCAAACCAAATCCGCCTCTCTGTTCGTTATCCAAGGTCTTGGTCGAGGAGAACAGCGTCATATACTGAGACATGACCATCTCGTGTGACATACCCTTGGCAAAGTCCCGGATGATCAGGGAAGGTTCCAATTGGGTCGGACCCAGGATTTGGGGTGGGCGGGTGATGCTGAACTTCTCATGCTCATCGTAAGCGTTGGCCGTCAGTTCCCGGACGATTGCCTTCTGCTTGTTGGTGTAGAGCGTGTCCACCATGTGCCAATAGGCCATGGTGTTGTTCGAATTGATGGTTGCCACTCTTGTTTCATTGTCCTGAGTGTTGGTCTCGAAGGAAATGGCATTATTAGAAGATATTTTCATGATTTATCCTTTAGGTTGTAGACCAGGGCGGGGTCGTCCTGGTCTACGGGGAAAGGCTGGTGGGTTAGAGGTCGAAGGCCTTCAGTTCATCGACCAAAGGCTTTGCTTCGGGGTAGTTGAGAGCAAGTTGCTCAAAGCGGTTGAGCTGGATCTTCTTGGCTTCCAAGGCTTCGAGTTCCTTCTTTCGCTCGGCTTGGACTTGTCGGGCAAGGAAGGCGCTCTCATCGATCACGCAAACCACATGTTTAGTGGCCGAAGGGAGGGCCTCATTGGCGACATTGACGACCTTAACGATCTTCACAGCTCGTTGGAAGGCTTCACGACGGCGTGAGTCCCCGGAGTGACGGGAACGTCGCCGTCGTAGAGGTAGCTATAGGGCTTCGTGGTATTTTCGAATAGTACGGTCAGCGTCTTCATTTTCGTTCCTCGTGTGTTGGAAAGGGTGGTAGGGTTGTGAGGGTTGTCTCCCCAGAAGTTCGTGCTGAACTGGGTTCCGAGGATGCGCTCGATCTGGGTGATGCCATGGGCATATCCAGGTGGGAGCTTCGTGATGGTCGTCATAGCTTGACCCCGATGTGCTGGAGGAATTCCTTGCCGAGGGTCGCCATGTTCTTTGGTCGATCACTGGTCTCGGCTTGCTTATCGACGAACTTGTCCTTGGCCAGATGATTGATCAGCCCAAGGACCGACAGCTCGGCGTTCGCCTTGAGGTTCGCCTCTTGGGAGAGGTTGCCTCGGGTGGTGGCGTTGATGATGCGCTTGGTCGCCAGCTTGGCAACCCTGCGAGTCCTTGATCGAGCACGATGTCCGAGAAGGTGCGCCGAATTGGGCGAGAGTCGTTTATAGTCGACACCCTTGACGCTTTCGAAGATTATGCCCGAATCGTCGCTCAGTTTGGCGAGAGCACGATGAAGAAGGTCTCGATTGCTGGGGCGGACTTCCCGCCCCAGCGCCTGATCGAGTTCTTCCCAAGTGATGACTCCGCCAACCGAGCAAGCATTGAGGGCCGATAGGAGGGAGTTGACCTCCAAGTTACGCTCAGTGGTTGCTTGGTACATGTTTAGGCTGCCTTCTTCACGAGTTCACGATTGTCGGCCCACGTCAGAGATTTGATCGTGAAACGACCATTGATGCCTCCGTTCTGGGGGCGGAAACGTCCGATGCCGACATACATCCCAGCCAGTTCCAACATCTCGGTGAACACGTCCTTGGTGATGATGGGGTCCAGAATGAGGACATCAAAGGTGGCTTCCCATTCGGGGACGATGGGAAAATGGCGGGTGACGCGCTTGCCGCTGCCTCGGACGCCATCCGAATTGACATAGATGGCGACGGACTGAAGGTCTTCCTTCTTGATGCCGGTATCGATGTCGGCCAGGAAGGCAATGCCAGCCGTGAATTTGGCCGTCCAGGTTGCCTTACCTTGACCAGGGATTTGGCGTTTCGAATACTTGGCTGCCGACATGATCGCTTGATGCATGCCTTGGCAAGGGATCATCAAAGTTCCTTGGGGCGAAAGATTCGCCTTGGACATATGCGTCCGAAGGTCATGGGCTTCAGGGGACTCACCTTCAAGCTTGGGTTCCTCATGGTGATGGGACTGGCTGTAAGGCGAGAAGGAAGACAGGGTAACTGTTGCGATAGAAGCTTTCATAGTGTTATTCCTTGAGCTGTTTGGTTAAAGGTCAGTGCGTTGAGTCGAGTGGAGATGAGGAGAGGAGAGACGAGAAGAGCCGAGACGAGGCGGTAAATCTCCAAATAAATCATTGCGTTGAGTTGAGATGAGCCGAGATGAGCGGAGAGGAGATGAGACGAGGAGAGTGGAGCCGAGGCGGTAAATCTCCAAATAAATCAGTGCGTTGAGTCGAGCCGAGATGAGATGAGGGGAGTGGAGCCGAGGGGAGGCGAGGTGAGCCGTTATTGGTTCCCGAATATGGTTCGGTAAGTTGTGATCCAGTCCGTCGAGATCATACTCTGGGCCTGGGTCGGTGTGAGTTGATGGGTGAGGCACACACGTCGGTGAAGCTCGTTTTCGAGTTTGTCTTTCATGTGGGCGTTCATGGGTGTGTCATAGGGTTGGGGCCAGCGGTTTTTAGGCGTGTTGTCACCGCCTAACTCAAGGCTGATCAGGTGGTCGATTTCGTAACAAGCGTTGCCAGGACCAGTGCAAGAGGGGTCGTGACGTTGGGCCAGTTTGTAGGCGGCGAAGGTCGCGTCCTTGTCGGCTTGGGTGACGTTGCGGACAGTCGAGGTCTTGGTCCCACAAATCTGGGCAAGATCGGTGGTGCGGACCATGCCTGGAGTCTTGATGGGATCAGGTCGTTGAGGATCGGCGTCGGCGAGGGCGATGGTCGGGAGGGCGAAGAGGGCGAAGAGGGCGAGAGGGGTTTTCATGTTGGGTCCTCAGTATGGTGGTGGTGGTGTTTGCTGTTGATATAATGTGACAGTTGACGCCGATCTGGGAGTCTAGGTTGGTCAACTCAGTCGTAGACGATCTCTCCCATCAAGCAGAGCTGTAGGAATACGTCGGCGTCTGTCGCGCCGAAGTCTTTGTCGATGATCGACTTAAGGAGACGGGGATGTCTGTGTACAAAGATCAGACCACGTATTAGGGTGCCTCGGTTCAGACTGAACAGCTCATCGTCAATCGTGGTGAAGATCATGTTGAAGTCTGGATCGGCGTAGAGTTTGGGGTCAGCATAATCTGGTTTTTGGGTCCGGGATTTAGGGACCGACTGGTGTAGGTGTAAGACTCCAACCAGTAGTTGGAGCCTCCTTCGAGAGCCGTGGTGATTAAGTCGGCAATTAATTGGGTGGAGACGGGGATGGTGATGATAGGGGTGTAAGACATGGTCATGGGAATTAGTACTCCTCGGGTAACATGCAGACGTTGTCCACGAGGAAGAACTTGTGGATGCCTGTCGGAGTTGATGTGAAATCAAGCTTCTTCACAAAGAGGGTGGTCTCGTTACCATCCGTTACCGAAAGCAAAGCTTGGGATTTTGGGGTGACTTCCAAGGTGACGGCCAAGAAATACGACTTGGAATGCAGAGGCAAAACCTCGGTCGCAAGGACATCCAAGAGCCAGTAGGAGGATTGGCTCTCGGCGAAGTCCTGGACTTGTGGGGTGTAGAGGAAGGGACGGACGAGGCTGTGACGGTAGACGGTGATGGTGTGGGTCATCTTTCGACTCCTATGATGAAGAGGGCAAAGCTGGTTGCCAGGATTGCAATTGTGGGTACGGACAACAGGATCTGACCAGGGATGGACAGATAGGGAAGGACCTGGGTAATGAGACCCAGGGAGGTGAGGAACAAGACGATGGCGACGAGGAAGATGATGATTCGGTTCATTGGATGGTCTCCGCATAAAATAGGGGATCAGTCTCGAAAGGCGCGGCGGGGATGCGGGCGCGGGCGTAGAGAACTCTGATGGTGTTTCGGGCCATCAGGTGGGCTCTCATGGGGTCTTCCGAGGTGATGGTGGATTTGAGAATGGGCGGTTGGCCCTTCTCGTAGATGGCGATGACAGTGGTCACGTTAGTAACCCCCTCAGGAAATCAATCTCAGCCTGGGCAGCTTTCTCCCACTCGGGTGAGACGGGAGAGATACCGTCCTTGAGACGTTCCCAATGCTCGATGGCCTGGAGGAGGGCTGTCCGAGTTTTTGGGGTCATTTGAGGATCTCCTCGAAGTTATAGATGTTCACTCGGTCTCTGAAGACGAGGTAGGTGCTCATTTGATGGCTCCTATGGTTGAGGGGTAAACGTCGGCGCACACAAAGGAGGCGCTTCCTTGGCTGCTTGGTAGCAGAGGAAGCGGGGAATTGGTGCGGGTTGAGGGGTTGGTGCGGGTGGAAGGGGCTCGGCCAGGGTAATTGCCATGGTTGCGAGAATGAGAACGATCAGAAGGCGGAGTCGGAGCTGCATTTGATCAGTAGTCCTGAAAAAGGGTTTGAAGTTGTTGCAGGACGGGATCAGTGAGATGGCTTCGGAGGGCCAGACCGTGAATTCGATGGCTTGCCATGTGGGGTCCGTCGAGGGTCTTGGTGGGGTGAGGGTTGTGACCGAGAGGTCGAATGGGGTGAGGTCAGGCATGATTCACGAACCTTATTGGCTGAAGATGTATCTTCTGAAGGATGCTTGTTGAGGTATCCGCAAGGGCATTGAGAATGCGAACCTGAGATTGCGGAGTCTCAGGCGTGATCTCCCGAAGGGCGTGGTTAATTGTGGTGACCAGAACGTGGTCGAGGACCGCGATTTCGTCGGGGGTTAGGTTCATGGTAACTCCTTGGATGTGGACAATAAAAAACCCAGACTTGCTGGGAGGCGAGTCTGGGTTGGTCAACAGAGAGGGTTTTGGGTGGGTCTGGTGTTACCAGATGATTAAACCATTCAGGTGGGGATGGTCCTGGAGAGCCTGTTTTAAATGCCGTGTTGTGAGGTCTGGGTCTCGGTAGACCTCCTGGACTCGGGTGATGATTACCCCTGAAGCCACAGGTGGCGTGAGGTCGGAGTATTCGTCGAGGTAGGTAAGGAACTCGACGAACCGACCAGCGGGGGTAAACTGGTAGTTGGAGTCGTAGCTCAACAACTTCTTCAAGGTCTGCCTCTTGTTCGCGGGGTTCCCGCGAACCTTCCGGTAATGGTGGGGGTTGACACAAGCCTTACTGAGGCAGATTGTACGGTTGGGGATTAGTGCGTGTGATGCCGTGAGGTCCCCACACAGGAGCGTATACAGGAAACGCGCCGTGGCAATTTGACCAGTGGTGTTTGACCGTGGGTCTTTGATACGTTTGGGAAAATCTTCCCAACAGTTCTCAGTCGGACGGTCAAAACAAGTTAGAAATGGCTTTAGAATGTACCTCATGATCTGTAACTCCTTATTAAATAACAAAAATCGGTGCACCGGAAATGGTTTTCACCTTAACCTCTTTAGTTAAAACCTTAGTTTACCAACTAAACAAAACCTTTATACCTTAAATTTAACTTAAAGGGGGGAGAAGGAAAAAGAGAATAGAAACAATAACTTATATAGGGGTGGGTACATTTTAAAAGCCGTTTCTCGATATAAAGAAATATAACAAAAACAAAGACTTATACTCCAAACACCACACTCTTAAGCCAAGTCTGTAGATAAGAAAAATAAGCAAAAACAAAGGCTTACACTATAAACAGTGCATTTCCGCGCCCGCAAACACCATGGTTTCGGGCGCGGAAAACATTAGAGACTGCTAATGCACAGTCAAAAACCGTCTACAAGCGTCACAGACGCCGTTTCTACCTCAGACCTAGGCCACCCTAGCCCAGACCTCACAAACCGGCCTACAGCACCGCCTTTGCCCCCTTAGCGTCGATGTAAACGACCGTCCCATCCTCAAACTTCCATCTTAACCCGTCCATAAGCTCCATCGCACACGCATTCTGCGCCAAAAACGCAGCCTGTTCTTGAAAAACGACGCCTTCAAGAGTGGCTTCCTGAATGATTTCAAAGTCATAGATTGGCAGTCGAATCTTTTTCCCAAGCAATTCAACCTCTTGCCAACCCTTGATGCCTGTTCGCTTCCGCTTCTCACGGGTCAAGTCGTCCAGATCGTTCAAAAAATTCAAGGCCTCTCCCGTGCCTGAAACCAAAATCTCAACCGGAACCAATTTCCGTTCGCGCTTAGACCTCGGTCTGAACGAGTCCAAATCCTCGTCAACACCAATTTCCAACCTAAACCCCAGCGCGTCACATTCTCGCCTATCACGTTCAGGCGTATGTGTGCTCGCCCAGCGAGCGGAGGCTCCATCGACGACGTGCATTTTCCAAATCCTTTGGGCTTTGAGGTTTAGCCAACACCTATCGCCCCGCCTATGCAGGGTGTTTGACACGATCATGTGGGGGAGGATCAATCCTCCCCCAAAGATTGCACCTATACGACTTCCTTAAGCTCCTGCGAAACCTGCATCGTCACAGCTTTTAGAACCGCGCTTTGGAACAATTCCAAAGCGTTAGCGTCAATCAACGCTTGCGCCATGGTTTCAATATCGTCCCCACTTGCCACAATGGCAGCGAATACTTCAACCAAGGTTGTTTCAAACTTTTCAATGGTTTCCGTCGTTTCCGCCGTCGTTTCCGCCGTCGTTTCCGCCGGTTTCGGCGTTTCCGCCTTTATCTGGTTGGACCGGCACATGCGTTCACTAGGCGGCCCTTGGCGCTTGATATCGTTCAGCGTTAACCATAAGGCTTTGACACGTTGAACGATTGAACCTGCACCCCAATTTTCAGGGTTGTCTACAGCACCAAAATTGAGCATTTCAACAAACCCGAGTATTTTACCCTCAAACTCATAAACACCGTCTTTGTTGACAGGGACAATATCATCCCATCTCCAAAAATCCGCCACAACCTGGGCTTTACGCATGTATTCTGTAATGGTGGTAGGTTGATGCTCACCAGTCTTCATAAGGCGAGTTTGCAACAATTGCTTGCGAGCTTCGGCGCTCTTTTTATCATGTGCATCATGAATCATATATGCAGCACGAACCACGAAATCCCAACCGCCACGAAGAAAGTTTTCACCAGCCGTAACGGTCGATTGAACCATATTTGACGTATCAAATTTAGTAGCCATTCTTTTTACTCCGTTGAGCCCAAACCCTTTGGGCTATGTTGAACACTCACACCTCTCCCGCCAACCCGCCCCAGAGACAGACTGGGAAGTGGGAAGAGTAATGTTGTTACCTTAGCTGTGATTGTTAGCTAATACAACAATAATTAGCTATGCAATCATCATGCCAACTAGATGTCTGCTACTAAGGTATGATTTGACTATGCCTTAAGCATAGGTTCACGCAACTAGACGTGGAGGAGTACACGTCTTTTCTACCAAAAAGTTTGCAGGTGGAGCGCCCAACCGACCTCTCACTCGACACCATTTTTTGAAATTTGGCCTTGCTAGTAAGTGTTAATTACGCTATCATCAGCAAATGGAAATAACAATCCCCCAACTCAGAGCAGCCCGAGCGTTGCTCCACCTGAAAGCTCCCGATCTTACGGAGGAGACAGGCTTAGTCAGTGCGTCACTCTCTCGAATAGAGGGAGCCAAGCATAAACCAACACGGCGGACCATAAGGGATCTTCGGATGTTCTACGAATCCCGTGGCGTCGAATTCGGCCCAGATGGTTGGGTCCGACTGAAGCCCAACGTGATCACCAGCGGCAACCCCCAACTGGTACTCAATGGCTCATGACCACGACCTTCCACCTAAAGAGGTACAAATGAACCTTAATTCCGCACTCGACCCCATTAAAGTTACCCGTCCGCAGCTCCCGATACCTTTGGAGCTGACCCACAACACGCCCACGATCAGCTCGTTGGACTACTGCAAATACGCGAATAAGCAGCATAAGAATGTTATGCGTACAATCGAGGGTTATTTTAAAGAATTCACTGGTGAGGTCAATGAACCCCTCAGTGGACCAACATTCACCCTCAAAACACTAGATGACGATGAGTATGCTCAATTTATTAGGGAGAATTTCATCCCGAGCACCTATAAGGACTCCATTGGTCGAGAACTTCCTTGCTACCTTCTCACCGAACATGGCTTCGCCCACCTCGCAACAGGTCTGGATAATCGCCTTCGGGCGAAGTTCATCATCTGCTTCTACGAGATGCAAAAGTACGCAGCGAAGTTGGAAGCCCTCGCCTTCTACCCCGATCAGGTCTACCCCTATTATGTCGGAGATGTCCGCATACCGAAGTTTATCTTCAGAAAGGACCTCATCCACTCGGCGCTTATGAACCACCCAGGACTCGCAGCATGATCAAGCACCAGCCCACCTGTCCCACCTGTCCCACCTGTCCCACATGTGGCCGATCCTTCCACAATCACCCGGCTCCTTCGCTGGAGCCGATACCGAACCTCCAGCAGATACCTTCGAGGTTCTATCTGCCTGGAACCAGAATCGCCGTCGAGGTCATTCCAGACTCTGTAAATCAGGTGGACGATTCCGGGGTTCTAACTATCGAGGTCAGGATGTTACCATCCTGACCACCAGACACCAGACACCAGACACCAGACACCAGACACCAGACACCAGACACCAGACACCAGACACCAGACACCAGACACCAGACACCAGAAAGGGGTGATAATCTGTTCACCCCCTCTAGATCACCAGATCATCACCCCCTCCAGATCCTCCTCTGCTCCCCAGTCGTCGGGTCCTTGAACCAGCCGTATTTCACTCGGACATCAATGCTGAACTTCTCCCTGATGTCCTCTTCGAATTCGATGAACTTGAATTTCACGCCGTCGCCCCCGTCGCCCCCGTCGCCCCCGTCGCCCCCGTCGCCCCCGTTCCCGCCTCCACACTCACACTCACACCTGGGAGAATGAGGCCAAGATAACCAAGCTCCCGGTAGCCGTTCTCTGAACTCGGCATAACTACTGAATACCCCATCAGCCTTGAATGATCTTGCATACTCCTCGAGAAGGTAGGATACGAAACAGGCCGTACATGCATCTTTAAGGTAAAACTCTGGTATCCGAGGAAGGCTTTTTGCTCCGGTGTAAAGGGCAAGGTTGAGTTTCCATTCTTTCCAGTCTTGCCTGTCAGATTCGACCCCTTCATCACCTGACAGGCTCGGAGAAAACGGAAGATGCTGTCCGATGCGGACATCATTTCGATGATCGTCTCCTCATGCGATGGAGGTATCGAGTAGCTTCCCACCTTAGCCAGCCTTTCCTTCACCTCCAGTGCCCACGCCACGATGGCTTCACGTTCCTCCGAAAGGACCTCTTCAACCAGATTGACGTTCCGTGTTTCCTCGGGATATGGCCTGACGAAGCCGAAGATCAGCCAACGACGATAGAAGCCTTGGGAGGTGTCATCGGACTTAGGCAGATGGTTCGACGCGAACCAATGAGCACAGACGGGATTGAACTTAAAAGGTGCTTGGTTCTTATGTTGAGCGGTGATGTCGCCGCCTTCAACGATGGTTTTGAACATTTGGCCATCGATCTTCTTGTGTTCGGACAACTCCCCACCGATGTTGAGCAGTTTACCTGACAATTGAGCTGGTAGGAATTTGTCGGCCCAGTTCTCTGGGGAAACCGCGCTGATCCCTTCAGGTGGCAACAGGTTGGAGATGATCCGCAGCAACACGGATTTACCTGAGTGGGCAACTCCGTAGAGAAGGAAAGCACGGGACATCTTGGCTGCGTTGCCCATCAGGGTACAGCAGATGGCCTCTTGCAGTGCCAGGACCTTCTGCTCGAAGTCGGCGTCTTCACCCCAGGCGTATTTTAAGAACTCCCAGAACTTCGGAGCATTCTCCCGACCAGCCAGATCCTTCTTGTACCGATAAGGAAGACAGAAGGTGTTACCAAACCCTGGCTTGTGAATGTTCAAGACACCGTCTTGGGTAAGGTAGCCGTTCGAGAAGGCCACACCACGTTGGTTCCCCACCTCGGAAACATCTTTCAGTTCCTTGGTCGCCAACGTCTTGAAGGTCTTGTAGACCGAATGGTAGTCCGTATTCTTCTTACAGGCTGGCATGTTCCGATAATTGGTCATCACGTAGGATTGGTATTTCACTTCCTCGGTCTCTTGCCAGAAGGACCCTTCGTATTCGTATAGATGACCCTCGTGAAATCGAACATCACCGACCTTGCGGAGCATGTCCTCGGCGATGTCTGTGTGATTGTCTCCCACCAACCCTATGTTTCGAAGCTGTGTGATCTCCTTCCTAAAGGCAGCCAGACTGGTCCGAGTGCCATTGTAGTGATTGATCAGGTGCAGCAGTTGATCGACCTGACGAGGAACCAAGGTTATGCTGCGACTGATGGAGATCAGGATGTTCTTGGTCGTGTCCTGCCTGTACGATAAGGTGAAGTGCTTCGTTTTATCCTTGTCACCCTTGTTGGGGTCATCCAACTCCAACTCGATACGGAGCATCAACTCTTCGAAGGATTGCTCCATATCGCCTTGATCGAGGTCCAGGCCGAGCTTCTCCTTATCATCCTCGCTCAACCCCAGGTCCCATCGAGGCTTCAACACATGGCCACGTTCCTTAACGTCCCTGACCAGGAACCTGATGAGCTTCTTGACGCCCTCTTCACCTGTCAAGGCATCGCCATCGACCTGTTCGGTGAAGGTTCCAGGCCACGCCTCCACCGCATGGATGGCCTCGACCAGAGGAAGCTGACCCTTGGCGACTGCCAAGGCATAGTGTCCGCAGATTGAGGTGTACTGGCTATCCCGACTTCCAGCGGCGACCCATGTGACCATGTTCGAGTAGCCACGGACGGACAACTCCACATCACCCTTCTCAACCAAGGTTGCTCGAAGGGCGACTTCGAAGTTCGCGGGCAGCTTCGGCAACTGGTCGAGCACGTCCAGAAGTTCGCAGTTCGACGTGTAGGGTAGTTGTGTATCCGGGTGGATCGACGGTGGGAGAACTGTTTGACGTTTCGGCCCCAGAAGCTCGCAGATCATGCCACCGGTGAGGTCTTTGATCTGATAGGTCTTCTCGCCGTTGAACTGGAAGGCGTAGGATTTACCCTTCTTGCCGATCTTGAACCAAGGGGATTTGACAGGAAGCATATCGTCGATGATCTGGATCAACCGAGTATCGTTGGTATCGATATCCAAGATGACGATTCCCGACTGCTGACCGCAGGCCAGACCCAGATTCAGCTCTTCGAAGTCCTTCAACCAGGACGCTTTCTCATGATCGTTCGGCAGCCGGTCGCTCAGACCCTGCCAAGCGAAGATCGCGGGGCGCTTGCCACGAACAGGAAACACAGGGAGTCCAGCAGCCCAGTATTTGGGCGCATTTTCAGCAAAAATTGGCATTTAGATGAAGTCCTTCAATCGATCCATGGACGCAACACGCTGGTCGGGAGTAAGGATCTCCTCGAAGATACCAAGCACGTCCTTGATGAATTGTGCGGATTTGCGATGACCAATGGCGCGTTCGCCAGCTTCGACGAGCCGCTCCAACAGAGCGGCCTGAGCTTTGGTGATCTGAATGATTTCCCCAGGATCGTTGGTCCTCAGACCCTCCAGACGGGAGTACATTTCACGAGTTTTGAGGGCAATATCATCCCAAGTGGATGGTTCCAAGAGATCGTCGCCGATCTCCGCTACCTCGACCCCAACCCTCGGCTCGAAGTACCTCTTGAACCAGACCTTTACAGTGTCCTTATAGGGACACAGCAGATCGTCTAAATAACCTGGGTTTTCCTGCATTCTGGCGATGACCAGAGAGATAGGCCCCAGAACCTCCGAATTTATGCTTGGATAGTCGCTCATAGGGTTTCCGTTGTTTTGATTGAATCACAAGCTAAAACCAACTTCGACAAGGACACAAGCTTGAGTTAATCAACTCTGACTTGAAAATAAATCCCAAACATAAGAGATTCAATGTGCAGCAAAGGTCCTCCCAGATCGAGTTGCTTCATTGTGGTTTTCTCTTGTGACTTCCCTGTGGAGGGTCACCTTCACAGGGATTTTTTATGTTGCATAGGAATCTTCTGAGTCAACTTGAGAGCCGATACTCCACAGACTTGTTGAACATGACAATGTCTGACTGGGTCACCAAGCATACGACTCTCCGAGGCAACCCCTTTACGACGAAGGGTTACGAGTTCCAGCGCAAGATCTTGGATGACACGCATCCGAGCCTATCGACCATCAAGATCAGCCAAGTGGGAGCCACGGAACTCTCTATCCGTAAGATGTTGGGTTTCCTCGAGCGCAACCAAGGCACCACTGGGATCTTCACCTTTCCTAACCAGAACATGCGCGACAAGAACGCCAGCACTCGGTTCAAGCCTATCATCGACGGAGACGAGATCTTCAACCGTCCGAGGGACGCGAAAGCGACCAGGACGAAGACCATCATCCAGATGGGACTGAGCTTCCTGCACATCACCGACTGCACGGAAGGCGCGGCCACGTCCACGCCAGCGGATATTCTGATGACGGACGAAATCGACCTCTCGGACATGCACATGGTCGCTCTGTTCCAATCCCGTCTGGAGAATTCGGACTTCAAGATCACGCAGAACTTTTCGACACCGACGCATCTCTCCTATGGGATCGACGCGCTCTACCAGTCGTCTGACCAGCAGGAGTACCTCTATAGGTGTCCGAAGTGCAATCACTGGCAGATTCCTGACTTCGAGCTGAAGTTCGTCACTATCCCAGGCGTTCCCAGCGACCTTGAATGCTTCTCCGAGCTGGAGGAGCACCACATGGACCTGCTCGACACTCAGAACATGCACCTTCATTGCGAGAAGTGTAATGCCGCCCTCGACCTTACCGATCCCGACCTCCGAGAATGGGTCCCAGCCTTTCCCAACAGAACTCTCTCGCGTGGTTACCGAATTCGGCCCTTTTCCACAAGTCGGCGATCCGTGGACTCCATTCTCCGATCCTTGTTCAACTACAAGCGGAACAATTACATCCGAGGCTGGTGGAACACAGTCATGGGCCGTCCCTACACCGCAGGGAACGAGCGCCTTAGCGAGTCTGACATCTCTCATTGCCTCGATTCCCCATTGGTGCCGGATATAGACGTGCTCAGGCCGATCTGCATCGGCATCGACGCAGGCATCATGTGTCATGTGGTCCTCATCGACCTTGCCACGGGCAACCCCTTCAAATTTGAAGTGGTGCATTCCGAGCGATTGGTCTCACACGTCACCGACCTCTGCGCCCGATACAACGTCATCATCGGAGGCATGGATCGCCATCCACAAACCGTGCTGGCCCAACAGGTGAGGGAAGCCTCCAACTTCAAGATTTGGCCGATTGAGTATCGAGGCAGCAAGAACATCAACCCATTCAAGGACGCCTTGGGCGTCACCACGCACTATCAATGTGATAGGACAGCTTCGATAGATCGTGTCGCCTCAGTTGTTAGAGCCCGCACCGTGAGCTTCTCCGGGTATGATGTTCAAAAGCAGACGATCATCAATCACCTGACCAACATGGTCCGTGACGAAGCACCTGAGAGGCCCGCCGTATGGAAGAAAATCTCCGAGGATGATCACTATTTCCATGCTCTCGGATTCGGATTTACTAGTAAATTGATCGCCGACTATGAGCTTGCATCTTCAGATCAGGACAATAGGTCCTTCGTTGGCTTCATCCCCATCAACTCTCAAACTATCCCTGGTCTGACTGGTCGTGCCAGTCACTCTTGATCTACTTTGACAATACTGATAAAAGAGTCTCATGGGTAAGCTCGCCAACCTCATTAAGAATATCTTGCCGAAACGTGCGCCGACCAAGGCGACAGCGTTCACAAGCACGTTCAACCCCTATCTTGGGGACCACTTCCTCCCTCTGCCGCTGTTCCGGGATCATATCGTCGATCTTGAGGACTTACGTCAGAACTACGACAGCCAGCAGCTCCTCGAGCTGCTCTTTCGACAAGATCCCGATGTCAGCGCCACGGTAAATGCTTACCTGACTCTCGCCGATACCGAGCCCATGTTCTACGTCTATGACAAGAATGGGCAGTTCGACGACCAGGGCCACTCAGATGTGCTCGCTCTCGTGGACACCTTGACCTCCAAGCACGACTACGTCGGCTTCACCGTCAAGCACTCGCTCAACAGCTTGTGCGAGCGCATGCGCTACATGGTCCTTTTGCGTGGAGCAATCTCGGCGGAACTCATTCTCAACGAGCTGCACATGCCAGTGAGAGCCAACATGGTTGACCCTCACAGCCTGATGTGGATCGAAAAGGAAACTGGGGTCTATACGGCCAAGCAACGGACCCGAACAACCGGCCAGTTCATCGACCTGACCAATCTTCCGACTTTCTTCACCGTGTTCTATCGGCAGAGCCCTTTGGCCATCTACATGGACGGGTGCTTCGTCTCAGCCATCAACACCTTGTCCGCCCGCCAGCAGGTCATCAACGACCTCTATCGGATCATGAAGGTGACAGGCTTCCCCCGGATCGATATCACGGTCCTTGAGGAAGTCCTCATCAAGTCCGCCCCGGCGAATGTTCGGAACGACAGCCAGATGCTCCGCAACTGGATGAATGCTCGACTTCAGGAGATGGGAAACGTCGTCGCGGGCCTTCGCGCCGATCAGCCCTTCGCCCACATGGACTCCGTCGAGGTCAAGATAATCAACGACCACAACCCCGGAACGGGCATAGACATCTCCCAGGTGATCTCGGTACTCAACGGCCAGAACCAAGCGGCCTTGAAGACCATGTCCACCATCATCGGGCGCGGAGAGTCGGGAACCAACACAGGTTCGGTCGAATGTCGGATCTTCTCGATGAACGCCGATCAGATCAACAAACCCGTGGCAGACCTGTTGAGCCAGATGTTGACGTATGCTCTGCGCCTGCAAGGCAGCGAAAGCACCGTCAAAGTGGAATTCCGCCCAGCGGAGATGCGCTCGGCGTCGGAACTGGAACCACAATTGACCTTGAAAGCCGCACGTCTGCGGGAAGACCTCAGTTTGGGGATTATCTCCGACTTTGAGTACGCCATGGAGATGTTTGGCAGGCTGCCTTTGGCCTCCGCGCCTAAGCTCCAAGGAACAGGCTTTATGGCTCCTCAAACGAGTGACGGCCAACCAGATCCCACTCCCAACTCTGATCCGCTTGGTCGGAGCCTCCAACCCACTGGGTCGAAGACTGCTCGTAGCATGACCAAGTCGAACTCTACGAGGAAACCAAATGGACGCTGAAACAGCAGTCACAACAGCGGGCGGCGGCGCTGTCGGAACAGCCCTGCTCATTCAAATCTGGAGAATGTTCCGAGAAGGAAAAAGCCAGGATGGAGCTGAATCAAGGCTCAACAAGTTCACTGACGGACTTCTGGCTCGGGTAGAGGCTTTGGAAATACACAACAACGAGCTTCAAGCAAAGCTCCTGGAGGCAGCACAGTTGATAGGTCAACTGAAGGCAGAGCTTGCCGCGCTCAAAGGAGAGGCAGAATGACACACCATGATTACATTCTATGGGTCATGAGTATCATCACGATCATCTATCACACACGAACCATCGTCATCGGATCACACATCCTATTTTTCTGGAGGCGAGTGGATACCAAGCGGGAGATCAGGGAAACGGCTTTGATGATGGTGATCAGCACCATGGTCGTCCTCCAATGTATCCACTTCATCTATGTGGCCACGACGATCAACACAGACTGGCGGGATATTCTCATAACGACACCAGACCTCTTAGTAGGTCATCTCTTCTTCAATATCCTGAACCGTAGGCACTTTATCTACAACATCCTCACAAGGGCCGGAAGGCTCGCCAATAGAGCAGGAGTTGTTTGTGAATGACCACACCTTGCATCAGAGATCGAAAGAACATCGGACCCAGAGGCGGACGGTGCCACTCGGAGAGGACTCCTTGCTGCCTCTATGATCAATGTCCTTTGGTGAGCAAGCCGCTCACAGCGAGCTTCGCCATTGGAATTATCAAGACAGAGACGAGGGTAAGAAATTTACTAGTAAAGATTTACAATCTACTAGTAAAAAAGTAAGATTACCAAGACCTCTTGACTAGACATTTGGAGTTTATTACACTCCGCTGCATGTCTAAGCAAATCGAGATCACACCAACTATTCTTGCTCAGATCGAAAAGGTCACTGGAGCAGCTATCGATCCTTCAAAGATCGCTGTCTTCGAGGCCATTGCTCTGAACACGAGTCCGTTGTCCAAGCGCGGGAGCATCTATCAAGACGCTCGCTCGCAACCCTCTTTGCTCAACGCCATGGCTGACTTCGTCAACAGTGGTGGAGCAGTCCCGCTCCATACTCTGCACAACCAGGGCTACGAACTCCCTGTCGGTCGAGTCTTCAAAGGTCAGGTTCTGAAGGACAAGGAACTGAGGTGCTTGTTCTTCGTGAGCAACGAGACCCAGGAAGGTCAGGATCTGATCGCTAAGTTGGACTCAGGAACCATCGATGAGGTTTCCGTGGGCATGATTCCCGCCCAGGCGCTCTGCTCCAAGTGCGACTTTGATTTCCTGGGGGACGAAGCCTCCGGGGAACACTTCTGGAACCGGACCTGTGCCAATGACCACACCATCGGCGAGGCTGGAACGCACCTGAAACTCGAAGGTCTCCAGAACTTCAGGGAACTCTCCCTGGTCTCCAGGGGAGCAGCTAAGAATGCAAAAATTGTTGGTCGCGCCAAGGCTCGTCTGAGTGCAGACGATCATGCCAGATTGGCAGCCTCTGGTCGTGACCCCGACGCCATGACTGTCTACGCCTCGGCGGGACACGTCTGCGCTCATGAGCATGCTCATGAGCATCATCCTGAAACAAACAAGGAGGCCGTAATGGCTGATGAAAATTTGGCTGCTGCGGCTCTTACACAGATCGCCCAGCTCTCTGCCGACAAGGCCAAGGTGGATGTCGCCTTGACTGCCGCGACTGACAAGGTCACCGCTCTGGAAGCCAAGCTGACCGAAAGTGACGCTAAGGTTGCCGAACTGACCGCACAGGTCGCTAAGGTCACCGAAGATGGTGCCGCAGGCTTGAAGCTGAAGGAAGACAACGACAAGATAGTCGCCTTCCTGTCGGAAGCTTGCCGCACAGCCATGGTCGCCTCTGGCGTCGAGAACCCCACCGTACCCACGACCGTCCCTGAAATTCTGGCGGCTCTGGCTACTGCGAAGGTGAAGCTGCACAACCTCCCCATAAACGGGGTGGCTCAAGCCGCAGCGGATTCCAAGAACAAGTCCGAAGGCTTCTTGCCTACTTCGGCTTTCA